AAGTTGAAGAGAGCTATCCTCTTTATTAAGGAGAAGATAGATCTCGACAAATGATGCAAGGAATTCAAAACAGTGAAAGGAAATAGGTTAAGGAAACTTAGCCTAATTCATGACCCTGAAGCGAAGACCCGCATCATTGCGATCTTTGACTATTGATCGCAATGTGCTCTTAAGCCTCTTCACGATAAAATAATGAAGATTCTTAAAAGTTTGCCTGCGGATAGAACATATTCTCAGACAACGGGATTCGGGAAATTTCTCGGAACAGATACTGATCAATTTTGGAGCTTGGATCTTTCCAATGCTACTGACCGGTTCCCAATTGGGTTCCAGAAGGTAGTTCTTGAAATGATCTTTGGACCAAAGTACTCAGAAGACTGGAGTAAAGTAATGGTATCACTACCATTTCATCACTCAAAGGGTGAACCGCTTTATTACAAAGCTGGACAACCAATGGGTGCCTACAGTTCCTGAGCAGTATTTGCTCTCTCTCATCATGTCGCAGTACAGATCTCCGCAAGGAGAGCTGGACTACAATCCTTCAATAATTACTTATTGTTGGGTGATGACATCGTGATTTACGGAGACAAGGTAGGCAAAGCCTACCAGGCTCTGATGAATCAGCTCGGAGTAACCATTTCCGAAGCCAAGACACACGTGTCACCTGACATGTTTGAATTTGCTAAGAGGTGGTACCGAAAGTCTATGGAGGTATCAGGGATCCCTATTAAAGGACTCCTGACAGTAGCCCCTTTCTCATGGCGTCTTATCCCAGAAAACTGGGAAATTCGTAACAGATTAGGACTACAAGATACCTACACGGCCCCGGTCGCCTTCTCCGAGTTCTTCAACACCTTCCGTCTTCCTCTTCGTTTTGCGAAGAGGGTTCACCTAGGTTCCACTTGACTAGCCTCCATAAAGGAGGGATGTCAAACTGGAATGTACTATACCTTAAAAAGTACAGTACACCGAGGTGGATGTAACATGCCTTATGAGCTCCAAAAGGAG